ATGTCCTTAATTTCGCTGTTTGAGCGCTTTACCCCGATTGAGCCGGAGGTTTCTCGCCAGCTCGATATGCTGCGAGGCTTCAGCACCGCGATGGTGCTGTTTTGCCATGCCTATTTGCTGTTTCTCTATCCGGTGTGGCCGGCGATTATGCTGCCGGTCTATCTGTTTGCTCACGCTTGGGTGATGTCGCTGTTTGTTCTCAGCGGTTTTTTAATCTGCAAATCAGCCTGCTATAACATCCAGCAGAATCACCAATTTAACCTGAAGCGGTATGCATTTTCCCGCATAAACCGGATTGCCCCGCCGTTCTACTTCGGTTGTGCAGTGCTGCTACTCATTTATCTGATATCGCCGTGGTTTTTCGCCAGCGGCAGCCGTGAGTTAGCGGTGATTAGCGACACCATGAGTCAGGCCAAAATGGTGCTGGACGCAAAAAGCTTCGGCGGCGTTCTGCTGTTTATGAACGGGTTTCTAACCGAAACGCCGGCCAGTAACTTCTCTTTCTGGTCGCTGCCGTTTGAAGTCTGGTTCTACGTGCTGTTCGGGCTGATGCTCTGGCCGAAAAACCGCATCGCCATGGTTGCCGCGGTCGTATTGCTGATTGTCTTAAGCCTGCTTAATTACGCCTTTTGGTTTTATACTCTTACCTGGTGCGGCGGAGCGGCAGCCGCTCTGTTGCATAGCCATCAGCGGCGGCTGAAATCCACTGTACTGATGGCCATTGTGGCAATAGGCTGCCTGATGTTATTGGCCCTGGCTGCCGCCGGTTGGTTTTTACTGCCCGCCAGCGTAGATAAACAGAAGCTACTGTTAACCTTATTCGGCACCCTGTGCGGCATTGGCTTTTGCCTGCTGTTTTATAAAATGAGTTTTCAGCAATGGCGTATTCGCCTGCCCGGCTATCGCTTAGCCAGAAGCTCGTACAGTATCTATATCCTGCATTTTCCTTTGCTGCTGTTTATCTATGGCATCGTGCAGCCTTATATCTATCACAGCCCCTTGGTGTTGCTGGCTTCTACGCTGGTTATTGCCTGTCTGGTGATGTTAATCGGGCTGGTGGCGGGGCGGTATATTGAGCGGTTGAAGGTTTTTTCGTGAGGTTGGGGGCTTAAAATTGGTTACTGGTTGTCATCGGTTTTTAGTACATAAGGCTGAAATTTGCCCATAAATTTTTTGGAAGTCTTTTAGGGCAGCAACTGCATTGTTTAAATCTTCTTTGTCCTTTGTTTCTACGTAGTGGTGCGCAATTGAATAAAAAGGCATTACGCTCATTACTAATTTATTACCTAAATATGCAGGATTACTTTCGCTGACATCTTTATATTTAGAGTGGATTTTCATTAATTTGGTTAGGCGCGGTGTAAAATTAGATTCAGACCATTTTTCAAAATCCTCAAGTGATGCTGTGGCTTCCCATAGGTCTTTACCATCTTTTGATTCAGATGCTTTACTTATATCTTGTATTAAATAGCTTGAGTTTATAGCCATGTTCATTGCTGCGATGCAATCTTGTTGGTGGCTAGCAACAGTTATTATCGGAAATGTTAATAAAACAACGCCTAGAATTTTTTTTCATATAGTCCCTTATTTAAATGACTTCTAGCAAATCATAACTATTATTACTAATAGAAATCATATCATTCCCGCCGCACTCAAATGAAATTTTCAGCCCGCTACTGTTAACATGGAACCGCTTAAACCTTCATTTTACCTAACGAGCCTAGCGACACGCCAGTTTCATTGATAGGTGTTTCGTTTTCTTTGGTGATCAATAAAGTTGTGTGGACGTGATGTGGGCAATTGGCTTTAGACAACAAAAAGCCCACTTGATAAAGTGGGCTTAACTATCTGTATTTACTACTAAAATTTGGTGGCCCCTGCTGGACTTGAACCAGCGACCAAGCGATTATGAGAAGGGTGTAAGCAATATAAAAATCAATAAGTTATAGCAATTACAATAACTTAAATCATGATTGAAGGGGGTTTATGAATGGTTATTAGTGGTGGCTATCGCCATTTTATCGCCATTCTCTAGAGGGTTCAGTTTTACCACATCTTCTAAATGGTCAGGCGCAAAATGTGCATAGCGCATTGTCATTGTGATATCTCTATGCCCTAACACGCGCTGAAGAACTAAGATATTTCCACCACCCATCATGAAGTGGCTAGCGAAGGTATGGCGAAGTACGTGCGACAGTTGCCCGGCAGGTAGTTCTATACCCGTTCTTTTTAATGCAGACCTGAATGCATCATAGCATCTGATGAACAACCGGCCATTTTTCTTAGGTATGCTTTTGTATAGTTCTTGGGAAATTGGTATTGATCTGTTTCGCTTCCCTTTAGTTTTAACAAAGGTCACTCTAAACTCTGTCAGGTTTGCGCCTGTTAGATCTTCCGCTTCACCCCATCGCGCCCCAGTAGCCAACGCAATTTTCACTACCGTTAGTAAGTCTTTAGACTGACTTTTAGCACACTCACTTAAAAGCGCTTGAATTTGGTCATGGTTTAAAAATGCCATTTCCTGTTCATTCGTTCGGAACTCTCGAACGTCTTTTAATGGGTTGTCATAACCCCATTCACCTAGCCGCCGTAACTCATTAAACATAGCCCTTAAATATGAAAGTTCTAGATTTAATGTTCTAGGGGCCACCATGGTTACCCGTGGGGTTCTTGCGTGTTCTCCCTGTAACCTAAGCTCCCGATATTTTGAGAAATCGCGGGCAGAGAATGAGACTGCCGGAGGATTGCCGAGAACTTTACATATATGAAGCATCGCCCCATGCCTTCTAAGTCCATCGGCCAAGGTACGGCCATGCGCGTTATACCAAAGTTCGACAATATCGGTCAGTGTCCTTTTATCTTCTTTCTCACCTAACCACGGCTTATCATTGACCTGATCCATTATGTGACTTTCATAGGCCATAGCTTCGCTTTTGGTCGGGAACTGTTTGCGGAGTCTCCGACCATTTGCGCCGTGGGGGTAGCATTCACATAGCCATTTTCCTGATGATAATTTTCTAACAGCCATATTGACTATTGTCCCGAATTCCAAAAGGATGGGTTAAAAATAGTGTTAACTTCAAATAGTGAGCTTTTTACAGCCTCATACAAAGGGTAGAGGGCATTGTCTGCAGTGAATGGATAAACATCAACAACCACTCCTAGATGATTATATTTCACAATAGATAGTCGAAATAATGAACCTAAAAATGTTGTATCATTTTCGCTGTCATATAAAGTCTGTCTTTGTTCATATAAGGCAAATACAGTGCCGTTAAAATTAGCTTCATAATAATATGGGATATAATTCTCTGTTTTTTCAGTTATTATCCTTGGGGGGAATTTCATTTCCCACTTCAGCATATTATCTAATGTGAGTTTTAATAGGTTGCTAATAACAAAGTTTTCATCATTCATTTTAATATGTCCCATTCTTGATCTTTAATATAATGTTCAATGGCTTTTGATAGAGAATTAGCCTCATAATAAATATCAATTAATTCATTTCTGGTTTTCCCTCTTAAGTTTTTAGAACTATTAATCCATTCAGTTATTCTAGTTTTTAATTCTGAATTGACTTTCTGTGATATATTTTCAAATGTTGATTGTAAGCATGAAATTTTATTTAAAAAATCATCAGATTTTGTAATGTCATCATTTATAAATGGCCCCATGGCGTTGAGATCCTTTATCATGGATTTATAAAGAACAGGAAGCCTTGCTTTCTTCATAAATATATCTTTTACATGGGCTAAACGATATGCAATATAAATAGTAATAGCCACTCCAATTAAACTAACAATATCAGTTATAGAGCTAAGGGTAATAGTCATTTTAATATACCGTGGTTTTACTAAAAATTTTGGCTAAGAGCGTTACATCCTCAATCATACAATCAAACGGAATTTTTATCCCTCCGCCACTAATGCGGATTTTCTTTATTGGAATTCTAGCTAAATCATATACTCCAATTTTTCCTTCAATATCAATAAGCCATTTACCATCATCAATATTAGTAAATATTCTATCAACAATGTAAGTTGTATTATCTTCAGTAATGCATTGTGGTGACTGTAAACCACTCGGTAAAAATGACTTATCAAACATCAGAAAGTTACTTGCTGTTAGCTTGCCATCTAATAACGTAAATTTTTCAAGTGAGATTACATCTCTTCTACCATCCTCAAACATTACGCCTTCACCAGTTGCGAGCCATCGTAGAGAGGCTCCGGTTTCTAATGCGCATTGGATTACGTAATCAGCAGGGAAGCTATCCCGCGTGTATCTGTTGGCTAGTGTGCTACTGGTAATTCCAAGTTGTTCACATAATGATGTTTTAGTTTTAAATCCATACGCCACAACCATGCGATCTATTGCCGCTCGGCCACCATAATGAAACATAATTACTCCCAAAATGTGAGTTTATTTGATTGACTTAATCATTTTGAAAGATTATTGTTGCCTTGATTTCTCACAAAATGATGATAGAACCTCATTAACCCCAATTAATGAGATACAACCGGAGATAATGCCCTATGCGTCCAGTTATCGCAATTAGTATCACTTCGCCCTATGTCACTTTAGAAAAGTGGCTAGAAATGTCCGGCATGAAAGAACAGACCGCCCGCGACATGATTAAGCAAAATCGCATTCCAACAAAGCCAACTCCTAAGGGTAAAACGCGCTCACTTGTTGAAATCAACGTAGCCGCCATGACCGTTGAAGCTCTCAAGGGCTATGACGTTAATGTTAACGCCTAATAATATTGTCTGCTTTTAGGGGTTTTGAATATGTTTGATTCATTGATTAACAAACATTTTGATTCAGCTTGTCGTCGCTTCCATGGCGCACATAACGCAGAAGAACTAGCGCCACTGGTTAGCATTCGGGCGCAGGTACTCCGCAACAAGTTGAACCCAGACCAACCGCACCATTTAACTGCCGTTGAAGTAGTGCGGTTAACGGTTGTTACTGGTGACCGGTCATTGATTGATGGCTTATTAATGCAAGCCGGTTGCCTCCCATCTGTGCCTTATTCCTCAGTACCAGAAGATCTGGACATTCTGACATTAAACGCCGTTTCTTCTATCGGTGTTATTGCCGGTGAAGTGTCAGGCATAAAGAACGGCGAGCGGATTACCCAGACCCGCAAAAATAAGATTTTAGAGCGCGTGAGCTACGTCATCGCGTGTTCGTCAATGATTGCGATCTCTTTAGAGTCGCGCTTTCACTCCACGCCCAGCATTGCCGCCGCCATTGATATGGTTAGTTCGATCGGCATGATGCCGGGTTTATCTTGAGGTTATAACGATGCAACAAACATCATTAGCCCGGCTACTTGCGCGAGACCAATCCGGCATTAGTAATCCTGTTATAACGATTACACACGGTAAACGTTCAGAGGGTTGGTTAACTCTGCCGAGCGGCCGCACTGTGGCCCCGCGTCCATCCCTTATCACTTTTACCCCTGAACCAATAGTTTTTACTAATAGCTTAAAGATTCGCTTTGTTAAAAAGGCACGTCAGTGCGGTTTGGGCTTTCTGTTTATGAGTGGTGTCCGTCATGAATAAACTCACTGTTGTTTCAACTCCAAGCGCTAGATCGGCTGATGTATGGCTTTCAATATTGCGTCAGCAAGTTACCGGCAACCACAGCCGCGCCGGTGCGCTCTGGGATAAGTTAAAGCCTTATCAGCGTGACATGCTGATCTTTGCTGCTCGGCTGCCAAAGTCGGCCACTAAACGTTTATGGCGTGAATTTACGCGTGAAGACATGCGCGCAATTTACCGTGGCTTAAAACGTTTATTTATTTTAAAAGCAATATTCGACGGTTGCCCTGAATCAGATTTTATTCCTGCTGCTGATTGGGGCGGATTGAGTATTAATCCAAAAGAAATTAATCAAAGTAAAACTAATAACGTAGTTGCTGAGTTAAATAATAAAGCGGAGTTGTTAAATAAAATTCTGAATCACTAATTAATTAGTCTGGTTTTGTATGGCGTAAATCGTCAGGGATTCGTTTTATCTAAATTTGAGGTTTGTATGTTTGAGAATATTAAATTAATGCATGAGCACAATAACAGGGTCAATGCCGACCAGTTACAAGTGTTATTAAAAAATACCCGTAACGATGAGCGCAAGAATATTGCAACGTTAATGACTGTTAAGTTTGAGTTATTAGCGGCTCATATTCGCAATGAAAATATGACCGCTGCGCAGGTAGCGGATTTATTAAATCTTGAATCTGAGAAGATTAAATATGAGGTGTTAGAAAATGATAATTAAGAAATTAAATCGATTTGATTTCTTAACCTCTTTGAATGCGCATAGTGCTTACGCTCGGTTATCCTAGTCATGCTAATAAGTACGCCTTACCTGATTAACTATAGTGGAACTATAGGTAGTTCTGTTATGCCGGTCTTTTCTAAGAGAAAACCGGCTGATAGGTCAATTGGGTTTTTATTCATTCTTTGGGGCGTTCTTTGGAATATCTTGAATATTCAGTTCGCCTTTTTCTATAGCCGCTTTAATGGCCGGAATTGCAAAAACCGCATCATATCCCCGGAATGTAGCATCTGGTGCAATTATGTTGACCAAGCCCAGAGCGCTCAAAAATTCAGAGATTTCTACATAGTCGCCCAAGCCCCCGCCAGTAATCGAACGGTAAATAAAACCATCATGATAGATGGCGACAGGGTAAGGCATCATATCAACCTCTTCATCGTTCTCTTTCAGCCACTCTGTGATCTTTCCATCGTAATCAGGCCGCGAGCTATCGCGAGTGTATCTGTGTTCCATGTTAAGTACCTTTTGGTGGTGACGCTGTGAATTTTTCTTTCTCAAATATCATAACGGAAACATTGCCGCCGGGCCATCAATGGGCTTATCCGTGGAATGCTCCTCTGCCGCCAATATCGCGGCCAGATATTTCTACTTTTGATATTGAAGAAAAAGAAAAATTCATAGGGCGCTTATTGGCAGCTCGGAGCCGGGTGGCCGCATTCCCTAAATTTATACAAGCTCCAATTAATAAACGTATTGATGATATAGAGCGTAGCCAAGGCATTAAAAAAGCAAATGCACATTTGTTAAACCATGTCATTTTGCGAACCGCGCCCCGCCTTGAGCTGATTGCTGAGAAATACAAAATTAATCGAGATTCGTTTGTTACTGCTGAATTACGCCGTGATTTTAATAATCTTCCGGATATGGATAGTAAGCGCCGAGATGAATTAGCATTTAGGATTGCCGCCTATTTAAATATGGAAATGTCTTTGATTGCTGATGAAACGGCAGGGGAGCCACCTCACCGCGTAGCTTTTGAAACTTATAGCCGCATAGCCAATATAGCGAGAGCATTTAATCAAGTTCCACCAGGATTTTCATCTTGGGAAAAAGGCTCGTTAGAACCTGATGCCGCTATTTCGGCCTTATTTAGATTAACGTCCGAAAATTGGTGGCGTAGACGATTGAAGCGGTTTGCAGATCTCTGGCGTGAGCATTTGCAGATCGGGTTGGGGAATGTGAGTAAAAAAACCTCCGCTTATTGTAGCCGTACAACTCAATTTGAATGGAAGGAGCAGCGCAGGCGCACCCGTGAGTTTTTGGAGTCTATGCAACTGGAAGATGAAGAAGGCAACAGGATATCGTTAATAGAAAAATATGATGGCTCTAATGCTAACCCGGAGATCCGCCGCTGTGAAATGATGACCCGGATCCGTGGGTTTGAAAATGTCAGTTTGGAGTTGGGTTATGTAGCAGATTTTTATACTTTAACCGCCCCATCAAAATATCATGCTACAACATCAGCGGGGTATAAAAACAGAAAGTGGCAAGGAAGTAATCCGGCTGATACTCAGCGTTATTTGTGTGGGGTATGGGCAAAGATTCGAGCGAAATTAGCGCGTGATGGGTTGCCTATCTTTGGGATCCGGGTGGCCGAGCCGCACCATGACGGCACGCCTCACTGGCATATGCTTATATTTATGCGGCCATCTGATGTAGATGCTATCCGTTTGGTGATGCGTGGGCATGCCATGAGTGAGGATTTTGAAGAGCTACGCAGCGATAAGGCCAAGAAAGCGCGATTCTATGTAGAGCCTATCGATCCCGATAAGGGAAGTGCGACGGGTTATGTTGCTAAGTATATATCTAAAAATATCGATGGTTACGCACTGGATGGGGAGATTGATGCTGATACAAAAGAGCCATTAAAAGAAGCTGCATTAGCCGCTAGTGCGTGGGCTAGTCGCTGGCGTATCCGTCAATTTCAATTTATTGGCGGTGCGCCTGTTTCTGTTTATCGGGAATTACGGCGTATGGCCGATACGGATACCGCCAAGGCTTTAGATCTTGATTTTGCAGCGGTGCATGATGCGGCTGATAAAGGCGCTTGGGGGGAATATGTAAAAGCTCAGGGTGGGCCGTTCGTTAAGCGCCGAGAGCTGATAGTTAGTCTTGTGTATGAATTAAAGGAAGGTGCTAGCGAGTACGGTGAGGACGTTAAAAAGATATTTGGTGTCCAGTGTTCCCATGTTCCGGGATCGCCAATTAGAACTCGAATCAAAGAATGGAAGATAGTATCTAAAATTTCCGATGAAGCTAAGGCCACCTCGGTTTTAGCCCTTGCTTTTGAACTTGACCTAAACGGCGCTTTTGCGCCGTCTCGGAGTTCTGTCAATAACTGTACGGAGCCACAGCGAAGGGTTAGCAGAAATATCGAGTTGCAGTTAAAAAGCCGGGGAGAAACCGGCGACCCGGAACAGGTTTCTATCTTAATCCGTGGCGGTATTTTGAAAACCGACCCCGGCAAGGGGCTGAGGATTGCAAATAATCAGCTTATCGATGTGAGGATCGGGTTAGATGTGGGCCGAGTTTATAGGGCATCTAATGAGAGGGATGTTGAAAAGGCATTTAACGACTTAGGTATTTGATATTTTACTTATTGTTATTTATATGATTTATATCATCATCAATAAAAAATCATTAAGTAATGGACAACAACATTAAGTTGTTTTACTGTATTAATATACAGTATTTAAGGGGCGAAATGGGATTGGATTTTAAACAATCGGTTGCAGTTGAACGAGCAGAGCTATTAGTTAGGCTGATTGTTGATGTGAAATGTTCAGAACGGGACAAGGAGATTGCAATTGCTTGGATCGCTGATACTTTAAATGAGCTTAAGGCTCATGATAGTTTGTAAAGGCAATAATATTAAAAAGAATTATACATGTTACTAAACATGACCTCGTCAATAGAACTTACGGTGAACATCCGCTAAACTATCGCTTAACCTCAATAGATAGAGATGACTTTTGGGAGCATTTGATGAGTAGAAAGGACTTTACAGTTCAACATGATGTAGCGATAGATGACATACTTCTCGATCACCAAAATCCTCGAATTCGTTCCGGCGATGATCAGGATGATTGTATTGCTAGAGTCTTGAGAAAGGAAGAGCAAATGCTCAGACTTATGGCAAGCATTGCTGTTGATGGTCTGTCTACTATGCCAATACTCGTGATGCCAACAGATGATGGAAAGTGGGTTGTTAAGGATGGTAACCGGCGTATTACTGCGTTGAAACTTCTTAATAAGCCTGAATTATGTCAGTTGACTACTCTTCGCGGCAAAATTAGAAATATTAGAAAGAATAATTTAAAGAATATTCCTACTAAAATTGATTGTCATTCAAGCTCTAATGAAGAGGCTATAGCTAAAGAAGTAATAGCTCGGCATTCTGGCGCGCTAGGTGGGGCTGGCCAATTAGATTGGTCAGCCTATCTCAGGACTGTCTATCTTTTAAGCAATAACCATTCCTCAGAGTATAAGAGGGCCGGACAATATTTGTTCTGGGCGGAAAGTAATAAAATACCAGTTGAAGATGACTTTCCGATAACAAATATTAATCGATTTTTTAATGAGTCAAATCTTAGTTTGCTCGGGTTTAAAGTTACACAGAATGAATTAGAACCAATTCTTCCAGAAGATAAAATAATTGGTATGGCTTATAAGGTAATTGGCGATTTCTATTCGAAAAGAAAGTCTGTCAACGATGTTTTCACCCCTGAGCAAGCTAAAATATATTTAGATGAAGTTAGAGAAAGTGTTGGAATACATAAAGTAATAGATGTCCCTGATAACTGGTAGCACTGGTAGCACTGGTAGCACTGGTAGCACTGGTAGCACTGGTAGCACTGGTAGCACTGGTAGCACTGGTAGCACTGGTAGCCACTGGTAGCCAACTGGTAGCACTGGTGCAGGGCAATCAACCCCACCTCCGGATAGTGATGTTGTTGATGCAGGGCCTTCAGAAGGACCAATTAGACCTGTTCGGGGAAGCCCACCAAGAAAACCTGATTGGGATAGAAAAAAATTATTTTGGAAAGGGGCATTATGTCCCGCAATTCCTAGCACAGAATTGAAGGCTAGGAAGATTGTCTATGAAATAGGAAGGATTAACTCAGAAGATGCAACACTAGCTGTTACGATGCTTTTACGTGGTTTGGTGGAGTTAAGTGTTGGATATCATAGAAAAAATAATAAATTAGAAAATTTATCTAAGTTTGCTAGTCTTGCTAGTGATATGGAATCTTCTGCCGACTCAATGTATCAGCTAAAAAAAATAAATAAATCACAACTTGACCTAATTAAAGCCTATACAAACACTAAAAGAACTGAGGTTGGCATCCTTAATATTGATACTTTGCAAAAATATTTGCATAGAGAGACTCATATACCGAATAGACAAACGATCCATACTTTTTGGGACGAAATTTGCTTTTTATTAGGTTATGCTGGGAATGATGAATTTGGTGAAGAATATTTTGGATGTTTGTTCTATTTCTTTTGGCGTGAAAGGGGAGCAGTCATGAGGTTTGGTACCCCTTTGCGCTATCCGGGTGGGAAAGGTAAGCTTACCGATTTTATTAAACTGGTATTTGTACAGAATAATTTAATTTCTGGTCATTATGTTGAACCATATGCTGGTGGGGCGGGTATTGCCATAAACTTGCTTCTCCAAGGTTATGCTGGTCATGTACATCTCAATGATATTAATCGCTCTGTTTATGCTTTCTGGCATAGCGTGTTATATGAAACAGATGAACTTTGTCAGAAAATAATGTCTACTGAAGTGACCATGGATGAGTGGTTTATTCAAAAAAATGTACAAAAAAATGCTGACTCTCATAATTTATTGGAATTGGGTTTTTCAACATTTTTCCTTAATCGCACTAACCGTTCAGGAATTTTAGCAGCAGGGTTATTGGTGGTAAAAACCAAAATGGTAGATGGAAGATAGATGCAAGGTATAATAAAGACGACCTTATCTCTAGAATCGAAAGAATCTATCTTAATCGAGATGCGATTAGTCTATATAATATTGACGCGGCTTCATTGATAAAAACAGTGTTACCAGCCTTACCAGACAAAACACTTATTTATTTGGACCCTCCTTATTATGTTAAAGGCCAAGGGCTATATGAAAATCATTATATACATAGTGACCATATTGAAATAGCCAAGTTGGTTCAAAAAAATATCACTCACCCATGGATTGTTTCTTATGACCATGTTCCCCAAATAACTGATATGTATAAAAATACTGAGAATATTATCTACGGTATTAATTACAGTGCTCAGAATCGGTATGAAGGTGCAGAGGTAATGTTTTTTTAGCGATGACTTACTCATTCCTGATATAAAAAATCCTTCTAACTTAAAAGCTTCTTAGTATGTGTTTTTTTGAAGAGTGCATGCCTATGCTGCATGAATCCGCATGAGCGCCACGTTAGGTAATTCCCCCTGTAACCCCACGCCCAGCGAGGCCTAAATCGGATCGCGCACTCGCATGAAAATCATTCAATCAAGTGCGGAGGCGTGGTGGGGGTACGATTGCGCGCGCTGAGTGATTTAGATGTAAAATCACCCACTCAGGCCGCATCCTGTGCCATTCACTTTCATCCCTTAATCGTGAGTTGCTTTAAGTGGAACCTCTGAGAATAGCGCACAGCTCGATATAACGCAGGCAATAAAAAACCGCCACGCGGCGGTTTAGTTTGTAGGGCTGATTATCAATCTGCAGGTAACTGATATTCTTTAAATCTGATCACTTCATCACCAAACCATTCGTTAAACTCTTTCATTCTTTCCTGCAGTGGTATCAGCTCATTCTGTACAAAAACCTGTGAGGCTTTCTTAACATCACCAAAGCCGCCAGTATTGTTAGGAATAATTCCCATCATCTGAGGTGGTACGCGGTGAGCGCTTAACATATCGTCTCGTGTAACATTCTTAATGTTAAAAAACTCATCCTTGGCCGTGACTTCACTCAGTGGAATTATCTGTATGCCGTCTTTCTTACCATTGGGTGCATACATGAACAGATTGCGGAAGTTGCCACGCCCACGCGCACTTTTCATTGCATTGCGGATATTATCAACATCAGTCTGATTCTGAGCCTGATCGGTTAAATACATGATGTAACCGGCGTGTTGTCCATTTTCAAAATACTTACGGCGAAATAGCGTAGCTGATTCATTAAGCCAGATAGAATTCAACGCTGATAAATATTCAGGAACGCCGTATACCTCCTGATTAATATCAGGTTCAGGTAGGTGAAATATACTGCCTTGCTCAAACTCATAAGCCTTATTCCATTCATTAACAAACCAGAAACTCTGCAGATCGATGCCCCGCCGTGTAAACTTGGCTAATGATGATTTAATTTCTAATGGTTGATGTAATTTGTTCTTTCTAACTTCTAGATAACCATTGCCAAAAATTAAGTAATCCAATGACCATCGGCTGAAATCCTGCTGTTTTAATAGCTTATGGGGCAGAAATGTACTAACTAAAATATTTCGTTTTACATAGATAGGTGAGCTGTGATGAGTTGCAGCGCGAAAGGTACGCGATAAGCCTTCTAAGCTAACCGGCGGCTCATAATATTTATCTATTGCTACACATTCAACATAGCTAAGAAAATCATTGCGATCCATTACTGGCACTGGGTCACCAAAGGTTAGCTCGATCGGGCTGTGGTTTTTATTAGCCGGTTGCTTACTGGCCTTTAATGCTTCTTTCTTCAATTGACGCTTACTCATCAGTATATTTCCACAATGTTAGAGTTTTGCTGTGTTGAGCCTTCCAGCGGTTCATTAGATAAGGCGTGCATCGTCGCCCAAGCTAAATCAGCGTGGCTGGCTTCTTCACTGCGTGAGGCTTCATAAGTTGGGCGGTTTCCGCTGGCTGTTATCGCTTTGCGGATTGCCATAAATGATTGGGCTATATCGGTATAACCGGCATCAAACTCTAAGCGCCGATTAGTGATTACGTCTTTAGCTTTAAGGACTAAGGCATTTTTAACTGTTGGGTTATAGACAAACTCGCGTGTGGCAGGGAAGAACTGTTTCACTAAATGGTATACGCCATGCCCTACGCCGGTTGAGTCGATACCTATGTAAGTCACGTTATAGCGTTCAGTTATTTGTTTGATGCTCTCAGCTTGTGCGGTGAAGTCCATGCCACGCCACTGATGGCGCTCAAGAATACGAAATTTACCACCGGGTACAACTGGCGGAGCTATAACAACACATCCGGCACTATCGCCGTTAGCAGTTCCCTTGGCTGGATCATAACCAACCCAGACAGGCCGGTAAGCAAATGGCCGGATCAGAAACTGGTTGTAGTCCTCCCATACCTCCATACTATCGACCATACAGCGCTGCATTTCTTCCAATGGGAATACAGACGATAAATCATCGACAAACTCACACATCAGTAAGTTTTTGGTAATCATGCGGCCCGTATTCCAACCTGAGCTGGTCAAGGTCAAACAGGTTACAGCCGCCGTTTATTGCATCCTCAACCGTGATGATTTGTCGATATTGGCCATCCTGACAAAGAACACCTTTTGCTAAATGCGAATGTGTTAGATCGAGTTCAATACGATCAGCTTTAGGCCGTCCTCGGTTGAACAGTGCGCCACTCCAGAACGGATAAGCGCTATGGGTTAGGCTGGATGGGGTTGAAAAATAGGTTTGCCGCCATTTTTTATGCAGCGCCATACCGGATGAGACTTTTTTCAATTCAAGAAACTTGGGTATCCAGAAATATTCATCAAGGTATAGATTGCCGTGATAGCTCTGTGCTGTACGGGCGTTTGTACCAAGGAAGTACAGCATTGCACCGTTAGGCAGCGTGATCGGGTCACCACGCAAATCAACGTCCACCTCTCGCGCAAATTCAATAATATATTGCTTAAATACGTGAGCCTGAGCCTTGGATGCTGATAAGAATATTTGATTACGCCCGGTAGCAAGGGCATCAATGAACGCCTCTCGAGCAAAGTAGTAGGTCGCACCTATTTGTCGTGATTTAAGAATGTTTCGGATCCGGTGTTGGTTTCCAGCTCGATACCAGTCGCGCTGATAATCAAACATAGAATCCATAAACAGGCCGTTTAATTTGTCGATCTGCTCTTCTGTAAACTGGTTCTTTTCGGCTTGCTTTCGTGGGCCACTATTGCGGCTTTTGATGTTTGGATTTAAATCAGCCTCATTCCCGCCATTGTTAAATTTACTTATTCTTGCGTGTCGTTCAGCTTGTCGCCCTAAAAGGTCTATTTCCTTAAGGTCTCGGCCTTCCTTTTTGGGATTCATGATCAGTTGGCAATAACGCGCTGCAGTAGTTAACTGCATCTGATCTAAGGGGCCATAGCTGCCCCCATTTATCGCGCTTTTTCCAGCTGTGGACAGTCGAAGGCTTCTCGCCAAGCATTTCAGCAATGCGCGCGATGCGTAGCCCTTGAAAGTAGAGGAACATTGCCTGACGGCGTGGATCCAGATCGGTATTTACGAGTGTCGTATTCATGCCGCAAGATTAGCGACCGTTTAACAACTTCACGATTAACCGCCATTGTGTGAATCCCTACACACAAGGCTTTTATTGTTTCTTATCCCTAATCCCCGCCAACATACCCGTTACTTATTTTTAGTTTGTTATTACTACATATATTTATTAACTGGGCCTGTCGAATGGGTAAAAAATCAAAGTTTTTCCGTGTTGCTGTTGAAGGGGCGCTCTGTGATGGGCGCACTTTAGAGCGTAAACACATCGAGCAAATGGCTGCAAATTATGATCCAAAAGTCTATTTGGCTCGCGCCAATCTTGAACATTTAAGAAGTGTTTACCCAGATAGCGTTTTTCGTAGCTATGGTGAAGTGCTGGCCGCTAAAACAGAGGAAGTTTCTGACGGTGCGCTGGCGGGTAAGTTAGCGCTATTGGTTCAGGTTGATGCCTCTGATGATTTGGTTGCACTAAATCAGTCAAAACAGAAGTTATCTACAAGCATTGAGTATTACGCAGAGTTTGCGGATACCGGTGAAGCCTATTTGGTCGGTCTGGCATTTACCGATAACCCCGCGAGTTTGGGAACTGAAATGATGATGTTCTGTGCCAATGCTCAGAGTAATCCGTTAGCTTCCCGAAAAACCAATTTATTAACCTCTTTTACTGAGGCACAGGAAACTACGCTTGATTTCGAAATTGAGCCAGAGCCCAAGCCGAGCCTTTTATCAATGGTGAAAGGGATGTTAGGTAAAAACAGTAAACAACAAGCTGACATTCATAACGATGTATCAGGCGCTGTAGAACTACTCACCTCGCACCAACAAACTTTAGCCGATCGTATTTCGGCAATGGAAAAACTGCAGGCTGACGAATCGCAAAAAACTCAGTTAGAGCAACTATCGAAAGACTTCGCCGATCTGAAAACTCAGTTATCAATAGAAGATCGTAACTCAAGCCATCGCCCGGCCGCTACCGGCGGCGGCTCTTCAATCGTGACTGATTGCTAAGGAAAATTGATTAATGAAAAACCCTTACCCGCAAAGCGTATAACGGCTACTTAACTCAGCTAGCCAATTTGAATCATGTTGATGTTCAGGATTTATCCTCTAAATTTCCGGTAGATCCATCCGTCGAACAGACTTTGGAAGAAAAGATCCAAGAATCAGCCGATTTTCTGAAAAATATCAATATTTCACCGGTAGATGATAAATCCGGTCAGGCTCTTGGTTTAGGTGCAGACCGTCCATGCGCGGGAACGACTGATACAACCACTCAAGAGCGCGAACCAACCGACCCAACCAGCATGACTGCCGTTGAGTATGTTTGTGAGCAAACCAACTTTGATACGTCATTGACCTATAACAAGTTGGATTTATGGGCTAAGAAAAAGAATTTTCAGCCAATTATCAGAGATTCAATTATCAAGCGTCAGGCTCTAGACCGAATCATGATCGGTTTCAATGGCGTAAAGCGTGAGAAAACATCTGATAAAACGACTAATAAGATGCTGCAAGATGTGAATGTTGGTTGGCTGCAGAAAATCAGAAATGACCGCCCAAGCCATGTTATGTCAGGTGTAACTGATGAATCCGGTCAGGTGATTGTAGATAAAATATATGTTGGCCCCGGCCATGATTATATCAACCTCGATGCTGTTGTAATGGATGCCGTTGATAACATTATTGCGGAACACTTCCAAGATGATGATCAGTTAGTGGTTATCTGTGGCCGCAAGTTACTCAGTGATAAATATTTCCCTCTGGTTAATAAAGAGCAGGAAAACACAGAGCAGCTAGCTGCAGGCTTAATTATCAGTCAAAAACGGTTAGGTGGCCTGTGGGCGGTTCGTGTGCCTTATTTCCCAGCTAACGCAATGTTAATTACCCGCTTAGATAACCTGTCTATCTACTGGCAGGAAGGGACGCGCCGCCGTTCAATTATCGACAATCCAAAGCGTGACCGTATCGAAAACTATGAGTCAGTGAATGAGGCTTATGTTGTTGAAGATTACGACTGTGCCGTTTTGATTGAAAACATTGTTATTGGCCCAAAAGCGAAAGTGATCGAAGAGCCAGAAAATGAAGCGCCGAAAACAGATGGCGCAGAGGCTTAATAATGACTAGTCCAGCTCGCCGTCATGTAGTTCGCGTTTCTGCTCAAGAGGCCGCCAGAAAGGGCGGCTCCTATCAGTACGCCAGCGCATATGAACTGATGTTGGTTAAGTTAAATGCCGATCGCCAGCGGTTGCGGTTAGTCCAATCTGTAGAGAAAAAGGCAGAACTTAAGAAAAAGTTATTGCCTGAGTACTCGCCGTGGGTTGCAGGGGTTTTATCGCACGGTATAGGCCATCAGGATGATGTTGTTATGTTTATCATGATTTGGCGTATTGATACCGGTGACTTGTCCGGTGCGTTGGATATCGCTGAGTATGCCCTAAAACATGATCTTGCCATGCCCACGCGATTTAATCGGCAGACTGCCTGCGCAATTGCCGAAGAGGTTGCCGAATATGGATCTCGTAGTTATGGGGCTAAATTGCCGGTTGATTTACCTCTACTGATGCGAGCCTTAGAGCTAACTGATGGCAAAGATATGCCTGATGAAGTCAGAGCCAAGCTGCATAAGATTATTGGCTTTGCTGAACGCTCACGAAATAACCCTGTTATCGCCCTTAATCATTTAACTCGCGCCTTACATCTGCATAGTAAATGCGGTGTGAAAAAGGATATCGACGGGTTAGAGAGAGAGATAAGAAACGCCGCTAAAAGCGGATAAAAGAACGTGCCAACGCGCGGGGCGGCACGGGTAAGTGTTGAATTAAACGCTTATTCCGTCCACCGCCCAACCTAACAGGGAATAACATGAAATTTATTACCGCTAATCCACCGCCAGAAAATGAAGAGCCAATCGTTAATACCAATTTTTGGCCCTCTGTTGATTTGGCTGATTTACGGGATGTTATGCGTATTGATGGAACTGTGTCTACTCAACGGCTCCGGCATATTGCGTTAAATGAAATTGCCAGTGTGAATGGTGAGCTTTTTGTCTGGCGAGATGAGCAAAAAGATAAAGGTTACTCGTCTTTAAGTGCTGTTCCGGCGGATTCCATTGGCGGCCATAGCATCCATTTATTTAGATATAAGCAGGCCGTGTATTGTAAGACCAAAGCCGGGTTACTTGAACGTTACCGGGATTATGACGCGACCAACTCAGGCAACCAGAAAGCTGAGGAAATGCCGGATTCTATTGATGATTTACGCCGTGATGCAGCTTGGGCCATTAGCGAGATCCAAGGCTTGCCTCATAGCACCATTGAATTGATATGAAAATTATCGCACATCAGGGAGATACCGTGGATGCCATCTGTTGGCGGTATTACCAGCGTACAGCCGGTGTCACAGAGTTAGTGTTAAGAGCTAATCCTGGTCTATCAGATCTTGGTGTGGTTATTCCGCATGGCACACCGGTAGAACTACCGGATATCGCGCCAGTAACAAATAGAAAAATGGTACAGCTATGGGATTAGTTGAGCGTTTGATTTTGGATCTTTCTAATTGGTTGGAGCGTCATATAACAAACCTCAGTTACTCAATGTCCGTATTAGTCGCTACATGTGGAGCTATGACTCTACAGGAATGGATGTATGTAACAGGGATCGCGGTGGCAATCGGTACATTCTTTGTTAACTGGCATTACCGCCGAAAAACAGCACGGATATTAAAAGATTTAGGGATAAGGCAGAGGATTTATGAAGAAACTAACAGGTAGTGCCTGCATTATTACTGCAGTATTAGGTATTTTCTGGACGCTGCCCGGCGCTGATTCGTTGCGGGTTAGTGATGATGCTATCCAGCTTATTGCTGAATTTGAAGGCTGCAGGACTAATGCCTATCAATGTTCCGCCGGTGTCTGGACAAATGGAATCGGTCATACCAAAGGCGTTAAACGTGGTGATTCAGCAACAACGGATAAGATCGCTAGGTTCTTGATTGAGGATATTACTGATGCTGAACGTTGCGTCATGGCTAAGTTAAATGGCGCGAATATGCCTCAGAGTGTTTTAGATGCCAGTGCATCATTAGTGCTGAATGTTGGCTGTCAGGCAGCAACATATAATCGAAAACAAAAAAGGCCAACCTTTTTAGCAACGCATGCAACTCAACGAAACTGGCGCGCTATGTGTAATGAGTTCGGTGGCTTTAAATATGCGGCTGGAAAAGTTTCGCCGGGATTAGAACGCCGGAGGGCCGCCGAAACTAAATTGTGTTTATCGGGGGTTCGCTGATGAAACTAACCGCTGTATTTATTATTTCTATTATCGCTGCTGTTATTTTCTTGTTATGGCGGGTTGATTATTTATCCGCTAAATGGGACAACGCAAAATTACTGATTAATACCCGTGATAACACCATCAATCAATTAAATAAAAGCATTGAAAAATTGGCTTCATTAAAGCGTGATAATGATAAGGCTCAGGTTATTCATCAACAGCAATTAACGGAAACAACTGAACGGCTTAATATCAAAAATAAGCAATTACAGAGACTGACTCATGAAAACGAAATGTTACGCGACTGGTTTAATTCTGGCTTGCCTCCTGATGTTATCAGGCTGCGCCAACGACCCGCCATCAACGGCGCGTCCGATTATCGTAAATGGTTGTCCGAGCGTGACAGCTTGCCAGTTTCCGGCCCAGAATCCATTCACTAACGGTGATCTGGATGATGTGGCGAATCAGTTAGAGTTGGCGCTATATCAGTGCGCTGAAAAGGTCGATATGATTTTAAATTGCCAGCGAGATATTAATAATGATAAAGCCGGATTCTCTGAGGGATATGCTCAATAAAAGTGTTGATTTTGTCCGTAAATCACCTGAGAACCTACATGTATTTATTAAAGATGGAAAAGTTATTTCTACGTTGGGTCCTTCGCTGTCATTCGAATATCAGTATGTGATGAATATATTGATTACTGATTATTCAGGTGACGCCAATTTATTAATCGTACCGATCTTGTATTGGCTGAGAAAAAATCAGCCAGATATATTAACTGCTGAATCTGACGGTATTAGATTTGAGGTCGATTTTTTAAATCACCAACAACAAGATATTGATATCTCATTACGACTAACTGAGCGTGTTATTGCCAGTATGAAAGATGGCGCTATTTTTATTCAGAATATTCCTGAGCCGCCACCACCTATTAATGATGAGTGGGCCATGCCGTGAGTGATTTGCATCAAGTAGAACAAGCCATTGCCGCATTAATTAATCGGTCATCACCGGCAAGCCGCCGTAAAATGAATTCAGCATTAGCGCGCAAATTACGCCAGCGTCAGCAAATAAGTATTCAGAAACAACAAGCCCCCGATGGAACGCCTTACGCGCCCCGGAAAAATAAGAAACCGGGCAAGCGGGTGATGTTTCGCCGGTTGCGCACGGTTCGATTTATGAAAACCCGGTCTACGCCGGATGATATGACTATTTCATTTGCTCAGAGCACGCAGAATATAGCGCGTGTTCATCATTATGGATTGAGAGAAAAAATAGAAACTAAGGGGCGAAAACTTGAGATTAAGTACGCTCGCCGACAGTTGATTGGTATTACTCCTCATGACGTGGAAATTATAGGCACTGAAATTATCGATTTCCTCAGTAAATAAATTCAATTTGTGCCAATCGTGGCACACCTTCAATTAATCCAAAAGATATCAGGTAATCGGCACACTATCCGTTATGAATAATCTTGATGTAATAACAGACCTGAGAAGGCGCTTAGATAATTTATTGCGCATTGGTGTTATATCCGCGCTTGATCCTGCTCGTCCATATTGCCGGGTTAAGACTGGGGAACTTGAGACCGGTTGGATAAAGTGGATATGTCAGCGCGCAGGGGGCGATTCAGATTGGTGGCCGCCAACTGTAGGCGAGCAAGTACTTTTACTCTGTTTAGGTGGTGAACTAACTACAGCATTCGCTTTAGTGGGTATCTATTCTGATGATAATCCGCCGCCGTCTCTATCGCCAACCGCCAGAAAAATTAAATTTTCTGATGGTGCTGTTATTGAGTATGAAGCGGCAACCAGTACGTTAAACATCAATGGAGCAAAGACCGTCTTTATTGATAACGCTGACAAGATAACTGCCTCTGCAGGAACCAAGATAATGCTTAACTCGCCGGTTGTTGAGTGCTCAAGTTTATTAATCACTCAATCTCTACAAGTGAACGGCGGCGGGACGATGAAAGGCAATATTAATCATAGTGGTGGCAGTTTCTCATCAAATGGCGTGGTTGTTGATACTCATATTCATGATGGTGTTAAACAGGGCGGCGATACATCCGGGGGGCCAAGATAATGTATTTAGGCATGAACTCTGGTACAGGGCGCAGCATTTCCGACTTGGATCATATCCGGCAATCAGTAAGAGATATTCTTATTACGCCGATAGGTTCCCGCATTGCTCGCCGGGAATATGGCTCATTACTGTTCAGGCTTATTGACCAGCCTCAAAACGATGTAACTCGCCTAAGAATGATGTCGGCTATTTATAGCGCTCTCGTTCAGTGGGAGCCACGCATTCAGCTAACTGATATTGATGTTCAAGCCTCTTTTGATGGGACTATGGTTGTCACGTTTGGCGGCAAGCGAATAGATACAGATATGAACTTTAATTTTGAATTGCCAATAGGGATCTAGCGATGAGTGGCGTTATTGATTTAAACCAGTTACCTGCCCCTAATGTCATTGAATTATTGGATTTTGAAGTGATTTTTCAGGAGCGAAAGCAACGATTAATTTCACTTTATCCAGAAGATCTGCGGGCCAATATTGAGGCGACATTACAATTTGAATCTGAGCCGATCGTTAAATTGCTGCAGGAAAATGCTTATCGTGAGTTAGTGCTCCGGCAGAGAGTGAATGAAGCGGCCCGCGCAGTAATGGTTGCCTATTCTGGCGGTAATGACTTGGATAACTTAGCGGCAAATTACAATGTTGAACGTCTTGTTATTCATCCAGCAGATAGTAAGTCCATTCCCCCGGTGGCTGCAGTGATGGAGTCTGATAGTGATTTAAGGCTGAGATTGCCTCAAGCCTTTGAGGGGATGAGCGTTGCCGGGCCTACCGGTGCTTATGAGTTTCATGCCAGAAGCGCTGACGGTCGGGTGTCTGATGTGTCAGCAATCAGCCCGCGCCCGGCTGAGGTATTAATATCAGTTTTATCCAGAGAAGGCACCGGTCAGGCAAGTAGCGATCTTATTTCAATTATTAATAAAGCGCTTAATGATGAGAACGTGCGCCCGGTTGCTGACCGTGTCACTGTTCAATCAGCGGAAATAATTGAATATCAAATAGAAGCCGATTTATGGTTTTATCCGGGCCTGAGTCTGAGCCTGTGCGATTAGCGGCAGAAAATAAGCTAAGGGAATATATAGCAATACAACGGCGGTTAGGCCGAGATATTAGGAAAAGTGCTATTTATGCAGCCTTAACCGTTGAAGGAGTCCAGCGCGTTGAGTTAATCAGCCCGGCTGAGGATGTGGTTTTGGATAAGACTCAGGCGGCTTATTGTTCCTCATATCAAATTGGTTTTGGTGGATATGATGAGTAATCAGTTATTGCCTACTGGCTCATCTTTGTTGGAAATCGCAGCTGCAAAAGCATTAGCTGATATCGATCTGCTCTCAGTGCCTCTGCGGGAGCTTTGGGACCCGAACCTTTGCCCTGCTAATTTTCTACCTTATTTGGCTTGGGCTTTCTCTGTCGATTATTGGGATAGTAACTGGCCTGAACAGGTGAAGCGTAATGCTGTTTCTGCGTCTTATTATATTCACCGGCACAAGGGCACTATTGCCGCCATTCGCCGAGTTGTTGAGCCATTGGGTTATTTAATCCGTGTCGTTGAATGGTGGAAATCTGGTGATATTCCGGGAACGTTTCGGCTTGATGTTGGTGTATTAGAAACGGGAATTACCGATGAAATGTATCGGGAGTTAGAGCGGTTAATTAATGATGCAAAACCCTGCAGCCGCCACCTTATCGGACTCTCGATTAATTTAGAAACTCAGGGCCGCGCTTATATTGCTTGTTCTAGTTATAGCGGGGATGAATTAACTATATATCCATACGTGCCGGATGAAATTGTTATTAGCAGTAATATTAATACGGCTGGCGCACTTCACTTAATCGACATAATGAGAATAGAGTAATGACAAGTAAATATTATGTGATTCTAACCGCAATTGGCGCAGCTAAGTTGGCTAATGCTACCGCCTTGGGTGCTCAGTTGGAAATTACCCATATGGCTATTGGTGATGGCGGTGGAGTAGTTCCTAATCCTGATGCCACACAAATCAAATTAGTGAATGAGTGCTACAGGGCACAATTAAACTCATTGTCTGTGGATGAGAACAACCAGAATCAGATTATTGCCGAAATGGTTTTACCCGAGACTATAGGCGGCTGGTATATCAGAGAAACCGGCCTTTATGATTCCGTTGGCGATCTGATTGCTGTCGCTAATGCTCCTGAATCCTATAAGCCGCAATTACAGGAAGGCTCTGGCCGCACACAGGTTGTGCGAATGGTTTTGATTGTTAGTAGTACCAGTAATGTATCACTTAAAATTGATCCGGCGATTGTGCTGGCAACCCGACAGCATGTTGACCAGTCAATTTCAGCGCTAGAAATGAGAATGAAAACGGCACTTACTGATCATGAGAAATCAAGGTGCCATCCTGATGCAACGTTAAGCAGCAAGGGGTTTGTTAAACTCAGTAAGTCTACTGATAGTGATAATGACACTACTGCAGCTACATCGAGCTCCATTAAGGCAGTCAGCGATCAAGTAAGTGGTAAATTGAGTAAAGCAGCAAATTTGAGTGATGTGGAGGATGTGGCTTTAGTTTTAGAAAACCTTGGTTTAACAGAACAGCATTTTGGCTATCAAAATATACAGACTTACACTGATGCTGGGATTTATACGTTTAACGTTCCTGATGAGCTATGTGCGGGCCGTAAATGCTGGGTAGAGGTTTATGGCGGTGGTGGGGGGCGGTGGCGCTATAAGAATTTCATCAACCCTGACCGGTGTCATTGTTGCCCCGGCTGGCGGTGGTGGTGGTGGATATGCCGCAAAATTAATAGATTTAACGGATATTGATGCAGTAACAGTAACAGTAACAGTTACTGTTGGGGTTGGCGGTGCCGGGGCGATTACATCAGGTTCAACTTTAGAAGCTGGAATGGCTGGGGGAACATCTTCATTCGGTGCATATTGTTCCGCCTCAGGCGGTTCAAGTTTTTTTAACTCAGCAAGCTCTGGGGGGGGTGGGGGTTGGCGGTGATATAAACGCATCGCTCGGCTACGGTGGGAATAATAATTTAGTGAATATAGCAACCGCAGCACAGCAAGTTTATATCGTTCCGGGCGGCGGTGGTGGTCCCAACGGCGGCTCACCGATGGGGTTGGGGACTGCTAATGGAGTTGGGGGCGTAGCTAATAAAGGCGATGCTTATGGCGGCGGCGGCTCAGGCTGTATTGTTAATACTGTAATTGCAAAGGCATTTGCTGGCGAAGGGGCCGCTGGCGCGGTATTTATAAGGTGGTAAATATGTGGGCAAGAATAGAAAATAATAGAGTAGTGGAATTAACTGATATCAATCCAGAGGGGCGTTTCCACCCCTCTCTTGTATGGGTTAATTGTCCCGAATACGTTCAAGCAGACTATTTGTACGACGGACATATTTTTACCGAGCCAGAAGAAATATCCGATATTGAATAACTAGGCCGGTATGATGGGCCACTCTATATTTGGCGCAATATCCGTATCTACCGTGTTTTACTTAGCAGGGTTGATACCAGCACCGCACCAGATATCATCTGGCCTACTCAACCAGAATAATCAAATTGTGCCAGCAATGGCACACATCCAATAAGCTGCGCTCTTCTTATCCTTTCCTCATTATATCCGGTGACATTCTTTGTTCACCGGAGAACTATTTTAATGGCTCAAGATTACCATCACGGCGTGCGCGTTCAGGAAATAAATGAAGGAACGCGCACCATCAGAACTATCAGCACTGCAATTGTTGGCATGGTCTGCACCGCTAATGATGCTGATGAAAAAACATTTCCATATGACACACCGGTTTTACTCACCGATATCAATAAAGCCATCGGGAGTGCGGGCGAAGCTGGAACGCTTGCCCGATCTCTTGATGCTATCGCCGATCAGACTAAGCCGGTCACGGTTGTTGTTCGTGTGAAAGAGGCTGAAACGGAAGAGGAAACCACCTCAAATATTATTGGCGGCAATATTGCGGGCCGTAATACTGGCATGAAAGCCTTACTTTCAGCGCAAACCCGTTTAGGTGTAACGCCTCGCATCTTAGGTGTACCGGGGCTTGATAACGAGTATGTTTCAGCGGAGTTAGCTTCTATTTGCCAGTCATTGCGGGCATTTGGTTATATCAGCGCTCACGGGTGCGAGACTAAAGAAGAGGCGATGTTATATCGGCAGGGATTTAGTCAGCGTGAATTAATGCTGATTTGGCCTGATTTTATTGACTGGGATACTGTTAAAAATCAAGAGGCCACAGCCTACGCAACCGCCCGCGCTTTGGGACTACGCGCCAAACTGGATGAGGAAATCGGCTGGCATAAAACCTTATCAAACATTGGTGTAAATGGCGTGACAGGGATTAGCCATGATGTTTATTGGGCGCTCCAAAATCCTGCAACTGATGCTGGCCTGCTTAATGAAAATGACATTACTACTTTAATCCGTAGTGATGGTTATCGTTTTTGGGGTTCTCGTACCTGCTCAGATGATCCGCTTTTTGCATTTGAAAACTATACCCGTTCGGCTCAGGTTCTGGCGGATACGATGGCAGAGGCTCACATGTGGGCAATTGATAAGCCATTAACGCCAACTCTGGCAAAAGACATTATCGAAGGTATTCGGGCCAAGCTGCGTGAGCTGGTTTCTACCGGTTATCTATTAGGTGGTGATTGTTGGTATGACGATTCGGTCAATGATAAAGACACATTGAAAGCCGGTAAGTTATATCTGGACTACGACTACACGCCAATCCCTCCACTGGAAAACCTGATGTTCCGTCAGAGAATCACTGATTCTTATCTGATGAACTTTGGACAATCTTTAAATAGCTAGGGTGAAACATGGCATTACCAAGAAAACTTAAATACCTCAATACGTTCGTTGATGGTGATAACTGGGTTGGCGTTATTGAATCCATGACATTACCCAAACTGACTCGAAAATTAGAGAACTACCGGGGCGGTGGCATGAATGGATCTGCGCCCGCTGATTTGGGCCTAGATGATGATGCGCTAGCACTTGAATGGGCAATTGGCGGCCTTCATCCACTTATTTATAAACAACTTGGCGCACCAACTGCCGCCGCTGTACCTATCCGCTTTATGGGGTCATATCAACGGGATGATACCGGCGATACCTCCGCTGTTGAGGTAGTAATGCGTGGCCGTCATAAAGAGGTTGATGGCGGCGAGTTAAAGCAAGGCGAGAACACATCGACCAAGATCAGTACGGTCTGTACGTATTACAAATTGACTATTGACGGTGAGGATATTGTTGAAATCGACACCATCAACATGATTGAGATTATCGGCGGTGATGACCGTTTAAAACAGCACCGTAAAAACATTGGTCTGTAATTCATCTCAATATCACATTTAAGCGCGCCAATCGGCGCGCCATCACAAGATAAAACGGAGTAGATACAAATGGCTAAAGATAAAGGCGCAGTGAAAGTAATCGAACCAGTAACGCTGGATACACCAATTAAGCGCGGTGATACCGAGATTACGCAGGTCTATGTTAAAAAGCCCAATTCAGGCTCTCTGCGCGGCACTTCCCTAACTGATTTGATGGGGATGGATGTTGTTGGTTTGATGAAAGTTTTACCCCGCATCACTAACCCAAGCCTAACGGAAGTAGAAATCCAGAACATGGATCCTGCCGATCTGGTTCAGCTGGGTAGTGAGCTTGTTGGTTTTTTGCTACCGAAATCAGCGCTGCCGGGATACCAAGAGGATTAACCGTTAATGATCTGATGGCAGATATTGCCATCATTTTTCATTGGCCTCCTTCTGAAATGTACGACATGAGCATTACGGAACTTTGGGAATGGAGAGCGCAGGCAGCAAAGCGAACGGAGAATGATGAGTGAGTGGTTCAAAATTAGAGTTAAGGGTAATCCTGAATGCGGTTGATAAACTCACTCGCCCGTTTAAATCAATGCAATCAGCTAACACCAAGTTAGCGCAAAACATTAAAGCCTCTCGTGAACAGCTTAAGCAATTAAATAGCCAAGCCTCACAGATTGATGGTTTCCGTAAAACTCAGGCACAGGCTGCAGTCACTGCCCAGAACTTGAAAAAGGCCAAGGCCGAAGCTGCCGCCTTAGCTCAACAGTTTAGGGCATCACAAAACCCCACAGCGCAACAAACCAAAGCGATGCGGGCGGCTGCACAAAATGCCAAGCAGTTACAGCAACAATATAACAATCTGCAATCATCGCTACAGCGCCAGCGTGACGCACTCAACGCCGCCGGGCTATCAACTCGGACGCTAGGCACATCACAGCGAGCCTTAAGAACCAATATTACCAGCACCACCCAGCAGCTTAGGGCGCAACAGGCAGAGTTAACCCGACTTGGCGAGCGCCAAAGGCGGTTAGCCGCAGTCAGAGATCGTTATCAGCGATCTATGCAACATAAGGCTGTGGTTGCCGGTATGGGCTACACCACTCAAGCCACTGGGCGTAGGGTTGGTCAACTTGGGGTCCAGTCCTTGCGGGTTGGCTATGAGTTTGATGCATTGATGAGTAAAACTCAGGCCGTAACTCGAATTCAGGATAAAAGCGCACCAGAAATGCAGGCTCTCAGACAGCAGGCAAGAACGTTGCCATTGTCATCAAAGTTTACTGATTCCGAAGTAGCCGAGGGACAATACTTTTTAGCCCGCACCGGCTACAACGCCAAACAGGTATTAGGGGCGATGCCGGGAATGCTTAACCTTGCCTCGGCTGGCGGGATCGACCTTGGCACCACTGCCGATATAGCCTCAAATATCCAGATGGCCATGGGAATACCAGCGGAAAAAATGGATCACGTTGCAGACGTTATGACCGCTCTGTTTACTCGCAATAACGTAGATATCCCCATGCTTGGCGAGTCGCTTAAATATTCTGCAGGTGTTGGCCGGGAGTATGGGCAGAGCCTTGAAACTGTGGCTGCTGCAACGGCAATGCTAGGCAGCGCCGGTATTCAAGGGAGCCAAGCAGGTACAACAATGCGGAGCGTATTAAGTCGCATTGGTAACTCTGCCGCAGTAAAAGAATTAGGTGTTAAAACTTCTGATAAAGATGGAAATATGCGGGACTTGATCGATATTTTAAAAGATATCGACGCTAAAACCGCGAAGATGGGAAACGTTGATCGCGGAGCTGTTTATAAGTCCATTGCCGGGCAGTATGCGGTTACGGGTTTTGGTGTGCTTATGCGCGCAGCTAGTAATGGCTCTTTGGAGAAAATGCGGGGCCAGCCCGGAGAGTATGACGGTGAAGCCGCCAGAGTCGCTAAAACGATGATGGATAACTTAGCCGGTGATATGACTATTTTGCATGCTGGTTTAGAGAATATCAGTGTTGAGTTATTTGAAAAGAATAACGGCTGGTTGCGTGAAACCGCTACAAAACTCAGCGGAATCCTACATTCAATTTCAGACTTTTTAAAAGCCCACCCCGCTATAAGTAAAGGGATTGTGATTGTCGCCGCCTCTTTTGCTGTAGTTGCATCAGTCATGGGAACGCTAATGATCGGTGTTATGGGGATCCTTGGCCCGCTCGCTATGCTGAAAATGACATTTTCTGTTCTTGGTATCAAGGGGTTCTCGGCCTTCTCTTTAGTTACTAAAGGCGTTGGCTTGCTAGGTAAAGGGATTGTGCTCTTAGGCCGGGCAATGATGGCTAATCCTATCTTGGCAATTATTGCCCTGATAGCTATGGCCGCCATCTGGATTTGGCAGAACTGGGACTGGTTAGGGCCAAAGTTTATAGCACTATGGGAAAAGGTTAAAAATGCCTGTGCAGTTGCTTGGGCTTATATAAAGAATGCGGTCATAACTGCAGCTAAGGCAGTATTGAATTTCTTTATAGATTGGTCTTTGCCGGGGTTGATTTATAAACATTGGGATGCAATCAGAGATAAGACCGGTCAGGCATGGTCGGCATTTAAACGTGTCTGTACAGATGTAGGTACTGCAGTAGCTAACTTTTTTATTAATTGGTCATTGCCGGGGATTATCTATAAGCACTGGGATGGAATTGTTGATTATGTCAAAGGGCTTAAAGATAGTTTTGTTGATAATGGCCGGGCCATTATTGACTGGCTGTTATCCGGGATTAATGAGAAATGGTCAGAGCTGAAAAATAAATTTAGTTCTTTAAGCGACCTAATCCCCGGTGGAGTTAAAGAGTTTTTTGGTATTCAAGCCAATGCCGAAGTACAGACAACTAGCACTGATCAACCTCTTTCAAAGGTATCCGATCTGGCTTCTTACCAGCCCCTTAAATTTGGTGGTAGTAAGCAGTATGTCGATCAGTCCAAGACTGAAATTAATATCACGAATGGTTCAGGTGATGCGGATAGCACAGCAAAACTAAAAAGAATGCTTGATGAACGCGATAGGGAAAAGGCAGCGCGTCAGCGCAGAGTATTAGCTGATACTAACTGAGTGGTGAATTTATGATGATGATACTAGGTATGTTCCCGTTCATGTTAAAAACGGTTCCTTATCAGGAATTCCAACAAACAAAATCATGGCGCTTTCCGACAAATAACCGCGTTGGTAAGTCGCCTGCAGTTCAGTTTACGGGAATTAATAATGACACAATCACCTTATCCGGTGTTTTATTGCCAGAGTTTACCGGCGGGAGATTGTCCATGTTTGGATTAAAGACAATGGCCGATGCGGGTATGGCTTGGCCTTTGATTGAGAGTAGCGGCGCGATATATGGCATGTTTGTTATTGAGAGTATTACGGAAAATAAATCATTCTTTTTTAAGGATGGAACGGCCCGCCGAATTGAATTTACCATTAATCTTAAGCGCACCGATGATGGCCTTCTGGATATGCTGGGGAGTTTAGGTGAGAAAATAGCGGGGTTGTTCTGATTATGCTTGGTGGAATAATTAACGCCCTGACCGCAAACCCTTTAGCCCCTGACTTTAAGTTGTCTATTGCAAGCAAAGATATTACAAAATCGCTAAGCAGTCGGTTAATTTCATTGTCTTTAGCTGATAACAGAGGCTTTGAAGTAGACCAGCTTGATATCACCTTGGATGATAGCGATCAGGTGTTGGAGCTGCCACCGCGTGGCGCTGTCATTTCTTTATCATTGGGCTGGAACGGTGAGCCGTTAATTGATAAAGGAGATTTTACCGTAGATGAGATTAGTCACTCAGGAACGCCGGATGTATTAACCATCCGTGCGCGTAGCGCTGATTTTCGTGGGAATATGAATATCCGCCGTGAAAAATCTTACCACGAGACAACATTAGGCGAGATCATTTGGGGGATGGCTGAGGCCAATGATTTAGCGTTTAAAATATCGCCTGAACTAGCAGAAATAGAGATTGAACATATAGATCAGACCGGTGAAAGTGATGGTAGTTTCTTAACTCGACTAGCTCAAGATTACGGAGCGATAGCAACAATTAAAAAGGGACAATTATTATTTATTCAACCGGGTACCGGGCTAACTGCATCAGGCCATAGTTTAGAGCCTTTTTTACTTAAACGAAGTGATGGTGATAGCCATCAATTTAACATCGCCGATCGTGATGCTTATACTGGCGTAACTGCAAATTGGATGGATACCAACACCAAAGACAAATCGAAGGCCACCATTAAGCGCAAGCCTAGAAAGCAAGCTACAGATGATGACTCCGATTTAGAGCGAGACAAAGATAAAGAGTATCTAATCGGGACTGATGAAAACGTTTTTGTTATGCGCCATACCTACGCATCAAAGAGTAATGCTATGCGGGCAGCTAAAGCCAAATGGGAGCAACTGCAAAGAGGTGTGGCAACATTCAGCATTCAGTTAGCGCGTGGTCGCCCTGAGCTTTTTCCTGAAACACCGGTCATAGTTTCAGGCTTTAAGAAGCCGATAGATGAGGCTCTATGGATTATTAAAGCTGTAAGCCATAGCTTGAGTGATGGCGGCTTTACAACCTCTTTAGAGTTAGAGGTAAAGATTGAAGATATTGAACTCGAATAATCGCTTTTTGTGAATTAATGTAATATTATTCACGAAACGATATTTTTTGAGGGGTGGTATATGATGCGTTGTAAGAAGTGTGGGTATGCTGCCCATGCCCGCAGTAGTTATGAGATAACGATAACGACAAAAGAACGTTATTATCAATGTATAAACATTGAATGTTCACATACGTTTATTGCTCATGAAACTTATGTACGATCGATCGTTAGTCCCGGAAGTGTTGAGCCAGTTTCAGTACATCCAGTCAACAATACGCAAGCCTCCTTACAGTTATAGTAATATATTATTTCTTACTGGCTGATATTGTGAATGCCTTTTCAGGAAAAAAACAATCCGTATGAAGAGCATATGCTAGTAAGTTCTTTAAAGTTAATTCTATTGCATTATCTTTTATGTTTAGCAAACCAAAAAGATGGTCAACTATTCTAACAATACTTGATAATACTACTTTAAATTCATCTTCACTTTTAAACGACATCGCCAGATCGGAGGGAGAATTGTTTTCATAAAAGAACCCATCAGTATCATAGCCAATAAAAAGATAAATACTTTGAATTCTCGTGGCAATTTCTACAAACAGTTGTCCTTTCATCCCTTCGCATAGCACAGCTTCCGTCTGACTAGAGTGGTTTATATTTGCCAAAAATTTTACATAGTTGAGGCGCTTTTCTATTTCTTGAAATTGAGATGTAAAGCCGCCTGTAAACGAGGTGTCTACCTTAAAGCTCGCTCCTGATTCAGCAGAGGATTCTTTATATATAGAATAGAATAACTTGTATGTATATTGCATCTCAAAGGTATAGTTTTTGAGTGTCCCATCATTGTTGACTCTAGTTAATTTCGTTGATGGTAATGTTTTGAATAGGTCGACCATGGCTTTGAGTTGGGTATAAAAACTATCCGGTAAATTTTTATCAATAGTTAATTGGATCTGTTTTGCTGTTTGAATTGTTCGATGTATGTGAGCGACAATAGCTACTGCTGGAATTGAAATTGACAATAAATATAATGGGAATTGGCTGATTTCAAGAAAAGTAACATATGATGCTTTAGAAAAACCGATAGTATAATCACACCATACAGGAACACCCGTAATAAAAAAAAGTAAAATAGGTATTATTATGGCAAGCTTAAAGGGCCCTTGTTGACTAAGATCTTCATCATTAAATCCGAATAATTTGCTTTTCGTCTTTTTCATATACTGATCCTTAGTATGTTTTTACGGTATAGTAACAGGCTCTAACTCAATGTAGGGTACATCAACTTCACTTGGCTTTATTCTTAATTTTTTTACCACATCTGCAGTTATTTTTTCATCCTCAAAAATTCCTTTCTTAGCCAGTTCATTGGCGCTTTTTATTGACTGGCTCCATATCTGAATAGCTTTATCAGTTATCTTAATATCCGATGCTCTCACATCCCACTTAATACCATTGCATGGCGCACCTGCAGGCCCGCAACCATCCGCATAATACTCAGCCTGAGCCAATAACGCCCCCGATCCAAGCAGTGACTTAGCCGGAATCAATGAAATACTGACTACGGTAATTTTATCTTTTTCTGTCTTATCATTAACGGCTTGTTTTACCACCGCTGCCCGGCTCGCTTTATCCTGTGCCGTTGGTGCAATGATGGTTATGCTCGCCCTGAGCCGCTGGCTTCCTATTGATGTATTTGTATCTTGGATAATTTCATAAGCAATCGGTGTAGCCATCGCGATACTGGCGCAGGCGAATAATGATGATCCTATTATTAATCGGGTTGCAATGTTTCGTAATTTAAGCAAGGTAGTCAT